ATAGAGCATATACTTCTGCTTCCTGCACATCAGCTCTATCCCAAAAACCCCACGGAATCCCTACTTGCATTAACAAAACAACTAAATCTGGATAGCTCAATTTCGATATATCAAATTCTTTAACTTCTACCATTTAAATAGCTCCTATTTTATATCCATCTTTATAATCTTTAGTCCAATCCCCTTCAGGACGTACATCTATCCTTATGAAAAATTGATCAACTAATTCCTTTAATTTCCTAAGTTCGTCAGCACTTAATTCCTCATACTCTCCTGCATCGTACGCTTTCACTGCACGGTGCCATCTCGAACTAAATTCCCCAGGATATGCCACAACATAATCGATAAAACGAGCATCTATTACTTCCCCTTTAGAATCCAACTCAACAAGTATCTCACTCTTAGGCCCTGCTTCTAACACATAAAATCCCGGTCTCATATATATCTCCTTATTAACATCTTTTTCATATAAATATATTTTAACTCCATTTTCACTCTTGTCAAGGGGTCACTAAACATTTAAAAGTAATATATTCTACTTCACTCTCAGGTCCTATACCAACCAATATATCATCTGCACTATCAGTTTCCTTACCTAATATATAATAACCCGTTTTCATCTTTCACCTCCCATAATTCTAACCACATCCCATTTGTAATATTTCAAAGCACTATTCTATAAGCATCCGTATATCCTAGCGGGAACTCTTCCTCAACCTCTAATTCAAAATAAGCTTTCGTTTCATCATGCAACCACTTAAAATCTTCATATGGCAACTCTACCAACTTACCTCGTTTATATGCCCTCACTATATCACGTCCTAGTCTATCTGTCACAACCTCATCAAAATCAACCATAAAAGCCGCAAATTGAGCTCGATTAGCAGATATTGAGACCATTATATCTTCCTCAGGCTTTCCTGCCTTCCTCAATATATAGTAACCCTTTCCCATTTTTTTATCTCCTTAAATTTCTACCATTTCTCATAGCATAATTTAATCTTTCTAATGCCTGTCCAAACAAATTCAATTTACGATTAATAGCATTCAACTGCTCATATAATTTACTTTCCTGCTTTAAATCTAACTCTTTCATAGTCGATTCTATACTTCTATCTACTGGCAATTCAACCTCAGGCTCTAACTCTATTTCTGGTTTACCTATAACTGGTTCTTCTCTTTTAACCTCTTTTTCTTTCTCTTCCTTAAACTGCTTTATTTCATCATCATTAAACTTTAAAATATTACGCATAATCCATTCTTCAGAAGCCCAACCTTTATAAGCATTTGCTAACTCTATTCTACTTGTTCTAATAGACATATCCATTGTCTCATAAATTTGACTTGGGGAAGTCATTTTCACGACATAACTAACACTACTAGGATCTAGTCCCTTTGATGCTAAAAATAAATCACATAATTCTTTAATTCCATTTCTTACATCAGCTTGAATACGCAATACTGTAGTAGCAAAATTTATATCCTCCAACGATAATGTAGCCTTAGCTCTAACTTCTGCATCATAAGACAAATATGCTCGTGGAATTCTCAAACCCGCAAACAACATATCTCTAAAATAGTTTACATCTTCTAAGTAATCCCACACAGGCGTTGTTAAAGCCTCAATTCTAGTCTGATCTTTTTCACCTTGCACCGCCACAAAGAAGTTCTCATCAGAAGCAAGTGGCGAATATCTTGTAGATAATTGCCCAGTTTCAGGATCTATAAATTTCTTCTTACTAAATTCTGCCTTGATTCTTTCCAAATACTGCTTGATCTCCTTAGGTGAACGATTACCAACATCTACATAAACAATATACTTTTGCGGTCCTCTCGTTAATCTATATATTATAACTGAATCTTCTAAAATCAGCAATCTTCTCCACAGCCATCGGACACTTTCTAAAATACTTTCACCATAATCACGCAACATCCAATCACCATTTACCATTATTCTAAAATGAACTATCTGTTCAGGTGACCAAAGAATATTAGTCCCAAAAGTAGTTTTCCCTTCCTTCAAAGCACGATCAACTTCATCTGGATTTAATTCTCCAGTAGCTTTATCTAAAACTTGAGAAAATCCAACTAGTCTACCCTTCT